CAGTCGGTTAATTAATAACTCCGCTGCCTATTCTTATATAAAGTTCTCGACTATATGCAAATGCAGTATAAATTCTAATAGGAAAAATTTTGCTACGAGCGCCCAGGAAATCCTGGACTTACCGTAGGTACAAAAACCTATTTAATAGTGAGAACAAGAATAAACAACGGCATTAAAAATGACGTTTATCCTGAGATATAACTAGACCACCGAGCAATCTAGCAATATATTTTTAAATGGAATATATAACCATTAAAGGGACTAAACCCAATAAACATTTTCATGGGATGTTATACCCAATCAATTCCAATATCATGAATTGACAAGTTAGCTGAATTTACGTGGAAATCAGCCAAAAGCACAACGGTTCTTAAAAAAGAATCGAGGAAAGAAATTTTGCCTAATAAGTTTATTGACATTTAGGAAAATGGTCAAGAGGCCCTACGCATAGGGAGGAACTGCTGTATAAATATAAACTACAGGAGCATTTAGAAAAAAGACATATGAGAAATCTACGCCAATACCAAAATGTAGACTAAGATGTTGTCTAAAATTGGGAGCGCCTTGATCTAAATTAGCTTCAACAAGTAAATGGTCTATATTAGAATCATCTTCAGCTACAGGTGCATTAATTTGTAGTAAATTTGTAGATTGAAATTTAAATCTTGAAAAATTAGGGGCATGCACATTTAAAGTATTATTTACATTACTTGAAGTGATCGCAGAACCAGAAGCACCTGATTGAAATTGTGTTATAAATTGACGGGATCCAGAAGAATATGTTACAGGAATAAAATTTATTGTAGAATATGATGTATTTGATATAGGTAAAGGATTACGTTGACAGCGTAAGTGTTGAGCACTTACACCATCAGGATTTAAAATAATATGAGTGGATCCTCTATATCCTATATACATTGGCTGAGTCCAACATAATGGTGTATTAAATGTATAATTAAATTGAAATGTTGAAGCAGGGGTAATAAGTCCCAATGCTCTTTCAAGTCCTAATGGATCAAAACCATATGGTCTTGGTAATCTGGAAAAAAAACCTTGAAAGTAAGCAAAATTATTTACTGACGATCCCATAAATAAATATTGATTTAAAGTATAACGTCTCATAAGAGTACGCAATGAAATAATAGCTTCACCATAATTTATTAAATAACGATTTGGATTTGGTTCAGAAATAGCATTACCAGCGAGCACCAATTGTGACTCACCTGGATCATATAAAGAAGCGATTTCAACAGGGTTAGAACCCTGGGGAGCAAGAAGAGAATAATTTCTATTGATATTGCAAGGATTAGCAAACTCAAAATTATCAGCAGCACGAACAAATACTTGTACATAAACATAAGCTGTTGTAATAGGAGCAGTTAAAGCAGTCAAAACTTGTAAGACCCACGTTCCATTTGTGGAACCATCAATATGGGAAAAAACTGGTGCAGCACCAGTCTGAATGGATCTTACAGTAGACTCTAAACCTTGAATTTTCATCCAACTTATAAATTGTTGGTAGGGAACACGAACCTCAATATTAGTTTCCTCGGAAATATCAATAATTTTATTGAATACCATCGAGGTATTATCTAATGTATTAATTATATTAGTACCAGCTTGACCACGAGGATCAAAAGAAAGACGTAAACGTCCTTTATGAAATTGAGTACCAACTATTTTAAAACGATAAATAATATCACCACGCCAGTTAGTAAATAACTGCGCAATATGCGATAAAGGTGTATTGTGAACTATATTTTGAGTAGCTCCATTATTAAGAAATATAGAGGGGTGCACAGAAGCAGACATAATAATATCATTATTAACTTGAGTAGAATTCCAAATGGCTGAAGTAACGAAAGATTCTCGTTGAATAATTGATGGAATCATCATATTATCCATACCTGAATCACCTGTTAAGCCAGGATCTATAGACAATTCATTCTTGGGGTCTAAAGTTAATTTTTCAACAGGAAAAGATATTTCAGATGTTGCAATGGCAGGAAAAGCACGAGGTTGACGAGCGGGAATATCATCCACAACAGGAACATTAGTAAATCCAAATAAAGAAGCAACACCAGCAATAGCTGTAAGACCAATTTGTGATGCACGAGCATAATACCCTATAAAGGGCATTCTTGTCAAACAACCCACTGCAGCCGCAAGAGCAGACGCGGGTTTGGACACAACTCCATCATATTCGTCAGGTGTTAATGCTTGGTATGAAGCTTGATTGCTACCATAAGCTTTAGCTCTCGCCATATCAGGCTTAGCTCCAAAGAAGGGTTTGTTAATTTTAAAACTACCTTGTAGGCTTAAACCTACTGAAGGACCAGACAAATCTGGCTCCTCCATCCATCCATATACTTGGATAGTTACACCAGAACCAACTGCGCCATTTGCGCTATCAAGAGGATTGACAATATCGAAACGTAAAATTCCCATATCGGCAAAATCTTGATTCACTTGAAGTCTCAACCAATCTTTATGATAAAGAAAGGGGAGCTCCATTTCGAAGCCTTGATTCTCTTGAGGGTAAATCCATTGATGTGGACGCTGCGAATAGGCCATATAATGCCTTCCTGCAGCATCTGTAACAATGTTAGATGGTGTGAAATTCTGCATAGGTTGGTACGAAACCAACATAGCACCATAATAAAATGGCGAAGCATTCACTATAACTTTAATCTTTAATTTAGAACGCAAATAAGCGTAATTGTTAAGTTTACTAGTTATAGCTGCATTATTGACAAATAACTGCCATGGTAAAATAGTTGTCTTAGATCCAATAGCATCGGATTGCAACCACGTAATAGTGGTCAATCGCACTGGGCGAGTTAAAAATTGTTCTAACCCAATACTAGGTGTCTGAGAAACATATCTCGACATAGGTAAATTGTTATCTATCGATGTAGAATATCCACAATTTTCTTCTAAAAACTGAACATTTTGTGTATCAGTATTACCAGTAGAAGTCTGGTCGACTGAGGTATTAGTGACCTCTGCACTTTCATTTGATGTAGTTTCTGAAATTCGCTTATACGATTAAAGGATAGAATTATACCCAATAAAAGAATATTTTATTTGTGTCCAACAACACTATTTAAATAAATACTTCGGGGAACGCCCATGTGAGAAAATAATGATATACCCATTCTGTTAACAATAAAGATAATATTGAACTAGAATTGATAACCAGTAACTGTATATCATTTGCTATTTTGGTTTAAATCGGACAATAGCTCTTGCCCTTAGAGTTTAATGACATCCAGGTCAAAGTTTTTTATTTTGATACTTCTCAAAACGAGCGACATCATAAGATTTAGCCTTAAAATCTTCAGCCAACTCCTCCCAGGTAGGAAAAACGTTTTCATGCATATAAAAATCCAATTTTGCTTCATCAGCTATCTGCATTAAAATTTCACGTCTTTTATTAAATTCTTCTTTCCCATACCAAAAATATTCCCGACAGGCACCAGTTAAGGTATCTACGGATTGTTTTTGGGGTGTCTCTACCTTACTACGAACACACATAGTTAACGATTTATTAATAGAATCATGATCAAGCGGAGCTAAAAATTTTTGTAAATCTTCATCAAATCTCCACTTTCTCTTTAAAAATGAGGCATCTGCTATATTAATAAAAGGTACGGATTCACTTGATTTATCCGCCATAGTATAAGTAATTCCAAGTTCAGCATATTTATCTTGTATAGTGCAATGATTAAACCAATCGATATTTTTAGAAACACTATATATATTATCATCCCCATAAGAAAGTAAACTCACATTCTTTTGAAAAGAGTGACACTCTTTCTTGGGATTTAATTCTAAATAAACATATCGCGTATATAAACTATTAACTAAACTATTAATAATCACTGTAAGAGGATGTCCTGATGGATTAGTTCCAAAAAATTCAATAAGATCACCATCGAGATTAATCAATGGAAAAGCAACATCCTCACCTATACAAGAAATAACATTCAATTGCTGCTCTGTCCATCCGGCCGCAGCACAGATTCTACGCAATAAAGCGAAAGCAGCTAATATTAAAGCAGGAGGCATTCTTTTATCATATTTCTTAAAATCACCTGCAACAATCCTATCAATTCCATATTTTGTAATAGACTTATATAATGTATCCCATTCTTCAGATTGAGCAACAGTACCTACAGCAGTTTCAAAGGCCAACTTATAATTTTGAATAAGCCTAATTGCTGGTAAGAGGTACATACGACAAACTATATTCCAATCAACTGGAGACGGAGAAAATATTCTAGTTGCTTTATTTGCCGCTTTTTCTGGTGTAACAACTTCATCCTTAGTACTAGATCCATAAATAGGCATATATCTCTTTCCTGCAAGATATACTTGATGTACATAATCAATTCTGTCCAACACTTCATCAGTAAAAGTAAATTTTCCAGTATCAGAACAATCTACCTTATAAACCTTTTTACAAGTATTATAAGGATGTCCCATACTAGTTTTCCATTTGATAGAGTCAACATAAGCCACTCCATCTATGCCATTAATAGCAGTAAATACATCATAGGGTTTACAAGTAACTAAATCCGCAACTGGAATTTTTTCTATGATATCTTTATAAAATTCATTAACACAAATATCTATCTTAGATTGTTCAAAAGTTGTAACAGTATTTACCATCTCTTTGGCAGCTAGGTGATAAGGTTCCCAACCTGCTAAAACGGGTTTAGCTCCCTGACGTATATAACCATGCTTAATAGCAAAAGGTTCTATATATGTAGTAGTAACTCCACTTTTGCCATGCTTCCTTGTACCTTCCAAAGTACCATAAACATTAGCATGACCTTTCTCCAAAAATCTCACAGTAGATTTCTGGTGCAATTCACCAAGTTTAAAAGTTTTTGAAGGAGCATCAATAACTGGAGCATTTGTATCAACTAAAAAAGTTTTAAAATGCTCTCGTGCTCTATTAATCATACGTTGAGTAATAATTAAACAATTAACTCGGCTTTCGCCTTCCACCATACCACCTGCAACATGAATTCCCATAATAAATTTTCCCAAACCACATTCAGCAATATAAGGTGAACCACAATGACCATTAGAAGTAGGTTTAAGAGTTTTTCCAGCATAAACTTCTTGGAAGTGAACAAAATTTTTATTATGACGCGAATAATCCTCAATTGAGTAATTCAAATTATGGACTTCTGTAAAAGACACAGTACCATCAATTTCACGTATAATAATATCACCGGAAAAATTTCCCTTAACAACATCTTCAGTAAAATAATTAATAATATTTTTAATGGGAGGAATCTGATTAATCATAAAATAACATACATCACCTCTGGGCTCTCTAAAAATTTGAGCCTGATCAATTTTAATATTTTCTATATTTGAAGAAACTCCCTCATAAACACGACTTATAATTACAGTACAAGTAAGAGTTTTACCTGTAGGTATAGTATGATTATTGAAGACAAATAAATGTCCCCCTAAACCAACTCCTCTACAAGGAATAACCTTACCAGGCTCATCATCATCAATTAACAACATAATAGTATTCTTTGCAACAATTTTCCGTAAAAGTGTAGTGTCTGTACAACGACTTTGATGTGAAAAATCAAATTTACTCAATTCAATATCCTTCTGATGCCAGACATTATCTCTTTCAATAACATTCGGGTTAGGACGCTCTCCATAACTCATAACACTTAAACTAGTTCCTTGAGGTGGTATAATAGTACTCTTCTTAGATTTGTTGAGGAAAAAATTCCTAGCAACAAATAAACCACTTACAATACTAAGAGTAGCTAAAACACCAGATAAAATAAATTTGTGTTTAGAACATTGATCATGACAATATAAAACTAAATCTTCAACATTATCTAAACATCTATTAAAACCAGAACGACAATCCTCATATATTTCTTCTTCTTCAACATTTTCATCTAAATTCATTTCAAAACCTAAAAGAGAAACAGCCTTACTTTTTAATTGATAATCCAATTCATTTAAAATAACTTTACGACCATGAGGTGTTTTAAGATGTCTCTTAAAAAGACTAACTATGGTAGTAAGACCGCCTTGTAATTTCATACAGGCACAATCATTAATTAAACCACACACACTACAAACATCCATAGATAAAAAAGAAGCATTATATTCCATAGCACTAGTTTGATAACTATCGTGCAAATTTATTTGTGATTTCATATATAATAAAAAATCTTTAATATCCGCAAAACAACCATTAACTCCCACAGAAGTATCAATTTCTCTTCGAAACTGTTGATGAGTACTACGACTCACATTATCAACAATAGATTCGACACGATAAATAGTAAAATTCCAAATATTAGGAATCTCTCCAGAAGGAGGTAATTTAGATTTATCAACACCCCCAGAAGAATTTACAAACTCTTCCTTAACACTCAACTCAATAATAACATTAAAACGACGCATAACAGCATAAGGATTATTATAATATGTAGAAATAGAATGCATACTATTATTAGTAGTAGATAAAACAATCTCAGCTCTCATGGGAGTAGTACCCTTATCTTCAAGGGCAGCTTGTTCAGTAACATAAGGTACATTATTAGCAATTTGTAATAATCTTTTGACAGATTTATCATCCTCCGTAATACGGGTATCTCGAATAGCTAATATCTCATCAATAATTAAAGTATGCATAGAACATTGATACCCAGACATAAAATCATCATAGGCATTCATAGAATAAATATATTGTTCTCCAGATGGTCTTTCAGTAACTTTAGCTAAATAAGTAGCTAATATTTGATTTAAAGTAGATTTCATTACACTAGAAGAACCAATAGCTAGAAACATAAAAGGAGATCTTCTAGTCTTATTAGCAGCTTGAACACTCAATACATTATTTTGAATATCTTTCAAATTGAACATACACTTTTGAAAATAAGATAGTTGTTTTGAATCTTTAGACAATTTTTTAAAATAATATTCCATATTCTTACCTTTGGATAATAAAGTTTTTAAATTTAAAATAAATTCATGATAAGTACAATCCAAAGCCTCTAAATGAGTAATATGCTTATTTTGGAGAACAACATCTTCATACATATCAAACCAAGCAGAAACTTGTTCATTATCAAAGCAAAAAGTACCAACATTTCCTGTCATAACAAGATTATATCCAGAGGTACACACCCATCTCAAAGAAGAGATTAACCACGACAAAAATGATAAAGATTTTATTTTATTTTTATTTCTAATTTTATGTTCATCAAAAGTATTAAGTCCAAACATACTTAAATCAATTCCCAATTTACTAAATAAATTTAAACTAATAAGATAATAAAATAATTTTTCAACTTTTGGAAAAAATTTAGATTCTTGAATATTTTCAAAATCATCTAATAATACATGAACAAAATCAAATTTTGTCCAATCAAAGTCTTCAAAACCCTGAGGTCTAACTTGATTATTATAATGATCTTTAAAACTTTCACAAATATCTTGAATTAAGTCTTTTAAATTGGTAATATTATCAAAAGAAAGTAGTGCTTTATTATTATAAGTTTTTAAATACAACATGATAGTGGCTATTATTCCACTGCAAGAAGAAGAAGAATGTAAAGACAATAAAAAATAGATAAATTTTTCAAAATGATTCACAATACTTTCCATTTCATTGAATTTTCCTAGATTAACTAAATTATCCAATTCGGATATAGATAATCTTTCCTTAAGTTCTCCAACTTCAGCAAAACGAGATATTAATAAGCTCATCAAAGTGGTTTCATTACCACTCTGGATTTGTAATTTATTAATTTTAATATCTCTAAGTTTATTTTTATAAATAGTTTCTGTTTTTTTATTTTGTTTATCCTGCAAATTAGCAGCTTTTGCAATTTCTTTGCAACGAAATTTTTTTAATTCTTGTAATTTTTTATTGCTTTTACGAGAGAAATCATCACTCTGAGCAAAGTCCCCACGATTATATTTTCTTTTAACAATATAATTCGATTTATACAAACGATTTTTATTTAGATCATTAACAATAGAAGGATAATGACTTAAAGTTTTATTCCAGCACGTAGTAATATTATCAATAATAATTTTATTTGAACCAAATTGGGGCCCCTGGCGAGTAAACTCAAAGCCACGGGCAGCGTTAGAAGATTTAGATGGGTTATTAAGCGTAGTTGTAGTCATAGTCGTAAATTTGTAAATCAGTTCTTAACCAATCACGACTCTTTATTATAGTGGCTCGACACTAGATCTCCTTATATCTCAAGGATAACGTCGAACTTTTCAACTCGTACGAATAGAGCTTCCATAATCTCTTTATGGTAGTCAACCTTTTAGAGTCGGATGAATAGACTAAGGTTAATGTTTTTGAATATAATTAAATAATCAATTTACAATCAAGGCAAAGGATCGGTCAAGCAGACAAGTCAATACTCAACATCACTTCAACCCCAACTTAAAGTAAAATCATAAATAATCATAAATTTTTATTTTTTATAATTTTTAATTTTAAATTTTAATATAAAGAAAAAATGCATATATAACATATTTAATTAATAACATAATATTAATTAAAGAGAACAAAAATGTTCCACAAAAAGAAGTTATTAGACGTATCGTGTCTAAAAACGTATCAAATAAGAATAATAATATTTCTAAAAAATATATATATATTCTATACTAAACAGAAAGTAACATATAGGCGAACACTATATGAAATAACGAATGGTGTATCTTTCGAATAGATGCTTAAAATCTATTAACCATAAAAATTCCCGCGGATGTACCGCAAAAATCTACAGCGGTACGACGCATAAAATATATATAATTAGATAAAACTAAT